CATCATAGGTGCGCGCCTCACCCTGGTTGCCGGGCATGTCAAGAACGACACCGGCGCCGCCGGCAACAGCGTTGCGCAGCTCACTGCGCTTTGCAGCCTTGCGCCGGGCGGCCTCTGTGGCGTTCAGCTTGCGGACCTCTTCGGTCAGCGCGTCAAGGTCGGCACCCTCCGCATCCATCTCGGTGGCGATCTGGGCCATACGGGCCTCAATGTCAGCCATGGTCATGTTTTCGATTTTCATTTTGCTACCTCCATCATAAGTTTGATTTTTTTCTTCTTTTCCCGGCAAATCCGCTCCGATTCAAATTCAGAGATCACTCCATCGCTGAATTTCCGGGCGCTGATGCTGGTCATATCGTTGGCAGGAATGCTTACGGCAGACACATCATACAGCTTGCTGATCTTTGTGATCGTGCGGGTGTAAGTCACTGTACCAGCGTTTACGTCCTCGATGTATTCGCGTTTATCCTCCGCGACTACAAAGCCAAAGGACATCCTGTCGGTATATCCACCGGCAATCTCCTGGTGCAGCTTCTTACCTTCATCCGTGCCGGACAAATCGGCTCGGACCAATAGCCCCTTGCTGTCAATCGTCAGCTCCAGGGTCTTATTGCGTGTTCTGGCGAATACTCGCCCCTCGTGGTCATACTGGAAGATGACATCGCTCATATCGCACTCATCAAATGCGTGAGGATCCACCCGTTCGAGGAACTTGTAATTCTTGCTTTCATGCAGAACATACGGCTCGCCAAATGTGGTCGCATATCCTTCCACAATCAGCTTGCTGTCGTCCTGCGCGGCCCGGACCGCCATGGTCATAGAACGATACTCACGGCCATTGTCCAGCTTCTTTTGCATCTTCTCGGTCACTTAGTATCACCTTCACCTTTCTTCCCCCCGAGCAAGTAATACTCGCCGCGGATTGTATAGGCCTGTCCCTCTCCGTTTGGCAGGGGCGGCAAATTCCAAATTTCTCTGATCTCGTCCCGATTCATAATGCCGCGGTCAGCCATGTCTCTGGACACATTCAGCTTGTCCGCATTGCTCATGTACTGGAGCCGGCTTGCGGTGGCCATGATGGACGCTGCGCCATTTCCCGGATTGTTCGCCTGGAGCATATTCGTTGCCACATCAGAGAACTGGATTGCAAACGGCTCAACACCGCCCTCATAAAAAGCGGACCACGCATCACCAAACGCCTTGTTCTGCAGAACATCGTCATTCGTCCCCGTGTAGGTGTAGACGCTTTCCTTTATGGATCGCATCTGCTCCGCATCCACAACATACGGCGTCCCGCTGATTTGTTTGACGTCGGTGTATGTATTCGGAAACAGCAGGAGGCCGCCACCCTCACCCGAGAGGTTTTCATCACTGAATCGCTTGCGTTCCTTTGCCAAATCCTCTGGTTTGCTGAAGTTTTTGATCTGCGCCATGAACCGATATGTCGCGGATGACTTCACCGCCTCTCGGATTCCCTGATTTTGAATATTGATGAGATCCAAAGTCGGGTACAGTGCTTTATTGCTCTCCCCGAAAAAGTCATCCTGGTATTGGAATTTGGTCATCAGGCCGCAGCGCCTCAGCTCCATGGCGGCCTTCCCTCCGCTTTTGAGCGTGTATCGCAACCACGGCTCTCCCGAATACTGTACGAGTTCGCATCGGTCCGGAAGCAGCGGGAACATGCCTGTCATCTCTTCATTCTCATTCAGCACCGGCACGATAAACGCATTGTTTTGCACGTCCAGAATGGTGGACAACCGGTAAAGGAACTGCCCCCAGGTTTGGAATCTGTTGGGCGCTTTTTCAAATTCCTTCAGCATCTTGAGATGTTTACTCCCTTGAACCGTAACGCGCAGCTTGCTTATGTGCGTAGCTCTGGCATGGATGCACGCGCGGATCAGTTCGCTCTCATAGATGCTGCCGCTGAAAGTTGTAAATACTGGCGTGTACGCAGTCAGCGTCTTGAAAAAACCTTGCGGCGATCCGGTTGGCTCCGGCTTCTTGAAGATGTAATCGAAAAGAGATCTTCTTTCCACTTTTTCACTCCTCGTTCTTTAGTTGTTCCCCAATATCGACATACCACTTTTGGCGAACGGTCATGGCATCCAGCAGTGCCGCCGTGCCGTCAATGCGTGTGCGTGTCCCGATTTTAACGAGCTTCACCTTCTGCGATTCAACATCATTCTTCAGTGCCGAGTTGAGCAGGTGTGCTTTCAGCAGGTTGTTGTTCCCGATCCTGATGTTCCCGTCCTTGATCTGCCCCTCAAATTCCCGTATCACCGGAGTGAGGTTGTATCCCTGGTACACATCATCCATGTGGAAGCCATATTGCTTCATGTCCTCCACGAGGTATTGTGAGCTGTAGCGGTCATATCCGACCTGTAGCGGATATATCTGGTACTCCTCGATCAAGCGGCGAAACCAAACAAAGCAATCAGAATAGTCCACAAAATTTGTTCCTGACAAAGTGAGAACGCCTTGCTGTCGGAAGATTTCGTATGGAACACCGTCTGTCGCCGTTGCTTCCTCGATTTTGTTGGCCGGCATAAAGAAATGGCTGAACACATAGAGCTGGCCTTTCTTCTCAATGACCGCGCAGCAGCTTGTGAGGTCTGTTGTCTGCGACAGGTCTATACCGCCAACGCAATAGCTGTTTCGGAAGTCCTCAAGACTCAGGTCTTCCCCTCCGGCGTTATCCACGGTCTTATAGTCAAGCCACGCCTGAGAGCTGTTCTGTTTGATGTTGCAATACTTTGTGAGGAACTCCGCCTTTTTTGACAGGCTGCCCTCAGCAATGGCTATCTCCTCCAGCAGATAATCCACCGAAACGGATACGCCCAAATTCGGATTGCTCTTCCTCAGCTCGTTGATGTCGTTCCATTTCTCTACATCGTCGATCATGTACAGGAACGGGGCAAGCCGTTTCTCTTTCGAGCCACCCAAGAGGAATGATGTGCTTCGCTTGATCAGCTCATCATATATGCCGTCGTTTATGTACCCGGCTGTACTGATGGACAGCACCAACGGCTGCCTGCGTGCGCCCAGGGCGGACTTCATGACCTCATACTGCTTTAGGCCCGCGTCTCCCTGCCACGATGCAATCTCATCGCAAATCACCAGTTGCGGGTTAAAACCGTCAGACTTCTTCGCATTAAAGGCAATTGGCTTTACACTTGCATTGAGCTCCGCCACATAGATATCAGACCGCCGCTTCTTGGCCAGCTCGTCCAACTCCGGTTCTTTGCGCAGCATCTGGTAAAAGCCATCATAGACAATATTGGCCTGCTCCAGCTTTGGTGCCAGACAGTATATCTTCGCGCCATATTCGCCATCCAGATACGTCATATACGCAATGATGGCCGCCGCAAACAGGGTCTTTCCCTGCTTTCTGGAGACGATGATGACCGCCTCCCGGAACTGCCGGTTGCCATTGTGGTCCAGTATGCCGAAGAGGACTGAAACAATGGCCTTCTGCCACAGCTCCAGCTTTAGCAGATCGTCCCGTCCTTCACTGTGATGACAGAAGTTTTCTATGAACTTTATGGCCTTGTTGGCCTTTTTCTGGTCAAATACAAAGAGGCCTTGTTCCAGGCCCTTGATGATGTACTCGTACCACAGTCGGATCCAGCGCCCTACGACAATGGAGCCGTCTTGAATCCCCTGGTAGTATGCGAGGATGTAATTATTCATCCCTCAGTTTCCCCAGCTTGCTCTTGCTGTCCGGTTTCTCCTTCCCCAGGGTCTCGATAATGGTCAGCATGATTTGAGCCGTCCGATTTGCGCTGTCTGCGTGCTTCGGAAGCTCCTTGACCAGCGGATGTGCGTATATATTTTCCCGTCCTTTGACGTATTCTTTCGTGGCCATCAGGGTATCTTCCTCATCAAGCACCCGCTTTATGTTGTCAATTACCCGCTGCTGTAGCGCATATTGGTTTGCCGCCGCTTGAAACATGGCATTCTTCTCTACGCTGTACTTTTTTGCCATTTTTGTGAGCTGCTGCAGGACATCCGCGGCATCGCCGCTGTTCTTTTTGCGAGCCACTTCTGCCACCTCCGCTTTCCAAAAAAATTCCTGCACGCCTGCGGAGGAAAATGTAACTCCACCCGCCGGTCCCTTAGCCCCCCCCTCCCCCTTTTTTGATAGGGGGGTATAGCAACAGAGCGATCACCTCGGCGCATGGGTTTGTCTGCCGATATGATCACTCCGTCATTTCGATAATATTTCCTCGTTCATCAAAGCTGTACCGCACCGCCCCTTCGGCCTTGTGCTCCTTTGCGTGGCAGTCCTGGCAGACCAGCTTCAGATTGCTCCAGGCCAGCGTAATGCTTGGATCGTTGATGTTCGCCGGCGTAATGTGTTCCCTGTGGTGTACTATCTTGCCCGGGGTATACATGCCTCTCTTCAGGCAGTCTTCACACAGCCGCCCCACAGAGCTGGCGTATGCATCCCGGCACATGATCCATGCCCTGGATTTATAAAACGCTCTCGCAAAGTCTCTTGCCATGTAAGACACATCCTATGGTGCCGCATGGATGGTGCGACCACCCGGCCCTGATCGTGGGCTGCATCGAGCTGCGGCATAAGAATCCCGGCTCACCAGAATTGCACTGGAGCTCCCTCGCGGGAGAGACCTTTACCGGGCTGTGATCTTATAGGCGAAAGGACATGGCCCTAATTCTATTTTGACACATATTCTCGGGTGCGTGCCCCCAAACGGGGCTCACTCTCATTTTTCTCCCCAAGGCAAAGGCTGTCCATGGTCACACCAAAGAAGTCCGCCAGTATTGCGGCGGCCTCAATATTCGGGACCCGCTCCCCACGCTCATATCGTGCTATTGAGTTTTTGGACAGGCCACACAGTTCAGAAAGCACCCTGCGGCTGATCCTGCGCCGCTCTCTTAACTTCTGCAGCCGCTCAGGGAAGCGCTCTGTCATGATTTCTTCCCCCTGTACCTCTATCGAGGTACACTCCCCTCTTGGTGCCCGTGTTTTCTCCCAATCCCTAATAAACGGCATGTACATCAGCACCGTCTCCTCCTCGTCAAGCGCCCCTTCCACATCGGCGCATAGGCCAGACGCGGAGAAACAAACCGCAGACGATCAAAAGCACGTGCAAGCCCTCTGTGTATTGTTCGCGATATGGTAGACCTGTTCACACCGTATTCTTCTGCAATGTGTGACACAGGCACATTATCAGCGAAGTATCGCAAAATGTATTTCTTCTGCGTATCGGTGCAGCACTCGTTCAGTATGATTGGAAGCATTCTGCGAACCCGCTCAAGCTCTACCGTGTTGGATCCGCCTTCGCTCGCCAGCCACCTCTCGAAAGCAGCCCGGATCAGCTCGTATTCTTCGGGGGCCATTATGGTGCCTCCTCCGCAGGCTGTTGAAGCCACCGCAGGATGCAGGCTTTGTGCCGTTCCTCATTGCACTCTATCTCACCGTATTCATTAGTGCACCCGCTTTTCCCATCGCACCAATGACGGGCAATGTCGCCTCCATCCTGCTCCATTGTCAGGCGGTACAACAGATACAGTCCGGCCATCAGCTCCTCATCACTCATCGCCCGGATGCGGTCGGCGTTGGTGACCATTTTCGTGACCTCACGAAATTGATTCTGCTGGATAGTCACGCCGTTGGCGATGAGGTGGTCGGCAATATCGGTGTCGAAGCATTCCTCGCAGGAGGTGCAATGGTGGATGAGCTCCACCAGCTTTTCCTTGATGTCAGGCATTGTCTTTTCAACCGGGTCATTTTCGACCCCTTTAGGATTTCTTGCGCACGCAGCACACTTCATCAGGTCTGTTCCGTAGCAGTCTGTGCAGGACTTCTCAGGCATTGTCTTCCCCTCCGTTCGCTTCCTTCCAAACTTGATACAGGGCATAGGCGATGGGATTATGAATCCAGTCAAGTCCCTTTGCCCTTTCGTATTCCCGCTCCAACAGCCTAATCGCCGTTTTGATCGTCATGCCGCGCTTTCTCCTGTTTGCGGCGTTTCTCATGCGAATTTCGTCCTCTGTCAGCAACTCCGCCAGCACTTCTTCGTCATCCATTGCCTGCTCCTCCCTCCAGCATCAGCTGATTATTGCGGTATGCCTGGAAAAGCGTCTGTCCGGAGCCGTTGACCATATAGGGCAGGAAGATTTCGTCCATCTGGACCATCTCGCTCTCCAAGATGGCCATTTGAGCCTCCACCCAATCCTTGACGATGCGCCACGCCACGCGCTCGGCCTGTTCCCGGTCACACTTGACGCGCTGCCGTGTGAGAACGGCGTGAACGGCATCCACGTTAGCCGGCAGCCGAATACCCCTCGGGCCGGTCGGAGTTTCCACAAGGAAGGACAAGGCGGAAATATGCCCATCGTCGTCATAGTCCTGCATGATCTTCTTTGCTCCGTGCTTCACGAGCTGGCCTTGAATGGCCCCCAGCGTGGTAAATACATCGACCTTTGTTGTGTAGTTAAGTAATGGCATTGTTCTGTCCTCCCTCCAGCAGTTCGGGGTTGTCGTGGATGTTGCCGATCTTGGGCATATCTTCCAACGGATATTCGTTTAGGAAGTTCCACCCCTCGAATTTCTCCTTAACGATTTTCCGGCCTATCTTGCGTTCGTGTTCGCCGTATGTATGCAGCATAATTTGGCTCCACTCATCGCTCCACTCTACTACCTGAATTTCGTCGTCAAAATATTGGAGTATGTCGCCCTCGAAGATTTTTTCGCCATTCTTATCGGTCTGGCCGATGTACTGGCCTATGGTGGAATATTGACACCTATATGCCTTGTTGCCTTTTTCGTCGCTTATGATTGCGCCCTGACCGTCTCGCATATAGCCCAAATCAATATATCCGTATATCCACTTAGGCTTTTCCAATATTTCCCCAGTGATAACATCTTTGCAGCAAGGCTCTGTTTTTGCTCGGAACAGAATTTCACGCATGGTCAACACTTACCTCTCCTTCTCTTTGATTACGACGACCTCGGTGTCGGGTGGGACTTCGTTCAGCAGTTCAC